ATAGACCCCTCCATACCGAGCAACCGCTCCTTGGCTTTCTGGATTGTCTCGGCCCACCACTTGATGATCGGCGGGATAGAGAACTTAACCAGACCGGCACGGCGTGCGATGATCAGACCCGTGAATGCCGATGCAGCTTGAGCCGACCAGAACCGGTGCGGCTGCGACAGGTCACCAATAACGTCTAACTTTTCCTGCGTTTGCTGGAAGAGTTTCTGCGCCCCGTCTACATCATTCATGATGTACTGCAAGTACGGCACACAAGCGTGACCATAGTTGTTGCTCAAGTACCGGTTCAACGCGTCCGTTTCAGTCTTAGCTTCAAAGACAAACGCCTTCGCCTGATATTCTAATACGCGGGTCGCCTCGGCTTTGGGTATCGCCTTGTACATGCTAACGCGATCTAGCAGACTGGTGTTGCCGGTCGTGCAGATATTCAGATGCCACGGATCACCACGGTAACGCTCCTCGTTACTCTTGCCAGACATCCGGTTGCGCTGATGCCCACCAGTGGTTTGGTATAGGAAGTCACTGGCTTCCTTGGGGTGGATGTTGCTTAGCTCGTCAATCGGGTGAAAGATGTTTTTGTAGATCTCTGTCCGGTTGAACTTAGAAGCAATCGTATCCCGCTCGTGCGACATAATCTCATCCGGGTTTCCCCAGATACTCGCACCCGCCAGCATTGCAGTGGTCTTACCCAGCCCGGGGTCCGGACTATAAATGTGAAACACGCACGCGTGCTGCGTCGCAAACTGCATCAGGGGCGAGCCAAAACTCAAGCCGATCACAAACTGGTGCATCTCCAGCCCGGGCCGGTTATAGAAGTCCATGACGTTGTTCCATCCCTCAAGCGTCCCTTTGGTCTGGAACGTGCCGAACATCTTTACTGTGGCGCTTGACGGTGGGTTGTGGTCGACCCGATCCGGACGAATGTCCTTATCCCCAACAATAAATGAATCGTACCGACTGTCGACCCAACCGAACTGCCGGTGTGCTTTTTCTGCTTTCGCATTAGCCTGTAGGTTATTAACCCATGCGCTCACGTATGCCATCAACCCCTCCATATCTATAACAGCCAGCCCATGTGGGGCAACGTGCCGTCTAAATTCGTCTTTAGATAACAAAGAAACCAGCGGGACGGTAAACTCCCGCACCCCGTCTTGCGGTAAATGCAATCGCATTACCACAGCTTCACCAGCATCCGGGTCATTCAACCGCTTCAAAACATAAAAATCGTTGTGATACACAGGTATCTCAATCGGATCACCCTGCTTATCTTTAGCCCGCTTGAACACCCCACCCGCCTTGCCACGGAAATACGGCACAGGGTACTTGGGTATCACGTACGTTTGTTTAGCTACAAAGTTTGCAACCTCGGGAACGTCTAAGACGACGTTATCCTCATCGCTCGCTTCCTGCACCTCACGACCTAGAGCTATCGGACTCTTGATCGCATTCTTGTGCGGGCACTTCTCGCATATGCCGGGACTGTAGTTATCAAACGTAGCGCAGGTATACGGACCCTTGATCAATTCGGCTTTCGCTTCCGTCGATTCAAAGGTGTAGCCCGGGTGCGCTTTAGAAATCCTATGTATCGCCTTGCCGCCATCCGTGCAGAACTTCGCAATCGACAGACCCGCCCGCCACATGGGTTCGTCCAGCGTGGACGCCTCCTCAATCACGCGCTTAATCTGCTCGCACCCGCGCCCTGCTGCCGTCTTCTCCAGAATGTTTTTAAACATACTGATATAGCTACCGGACAGAGCCTGATTCACATCATTCATCTCTCGCGGCACGAACGACCCAACTGCTAACTTGTTAACCACGGGTGCTGGCGCATGTGCTACCAGAGCCGCAAACGCAGTAAACGCAACAGGTGCAGCTATCGGACTGAGCAACGACACCTCAAGTGCAGGGTCGCTCTTAAAGTTCAACGTCCCCGGCATACGTAATATGCGAGCGGAATCGGCTGTAACTGCTGGATCAGCCCTCATACCTTCCGATGCCAAAAGAGCTTTGAATTGCTCTGCTACAGGCGTCCAAAGTGCCGCTTCAATTGGCTCGTCTAAAGACCAATACGCGTGTACACCCCGCCCGGAGCCGACCATCGTGGGACGTGGAAACTTATTTGCCGAACAAAAAGACTTCAGCGCACGAATGCAATCGACCGGATCAGAATAGGGCTTACCCTCACCCGCATCGATATCAACAAAAAACGATTTCAGGTGCTTAGCGTTGTTCTGGGTTCTTGAACCGGAATTCTCAAACGTAGCCAGTGCAAAGTAAGCGTTCCACCCAGCCTCGACTAGAGACTCGGTATAGGTTTCAAGGGCTTCAAGACTAGTAAAGAACTTCTGTTGTACACGATCTGACCCCAGCTTTATTCCATATCCACAGTAATATCCCTCATTACTAAGGACCGTCTCTAGAAATTGTCTCGCTTGCATGACTGTCCAAAGAGCCGTGAGAAAAAAAACGGGAGCCGTGCAGCACGGCCCCCGCGCCGATTAGTCGTCCCAGCCGTTCACTAGATCACTAAGATCCGCTGCCGCAACGGCAGTAGCTTTCTTGGGTGCAACTTTCGGTTCTTCCACAGCTTCTTCGGCCACAGGCTCAACAACTTTAGGCGCAGCTTTAGCCACAGGTTTCGGTGCAGGTGCATCAAACGCAGCAGGAAGTGGCGCAACAGGAGCGGGCTTGGACCCACCCGTAGTAAACGAAACAGCTTCAGCCGCTTCCGACGAATTGCGCATCTCGTTGATCGCCTCAAACTCCTCCTCAGTAACCGGACGCACTGGCTTGAAAAACAGCTTAGGAGTCGGGCTGTTGATATCAAACCGCATTTCCGTAACCAAACCCACAGCCGGAAGCTTGTGTGAGTCTAAGAAGCTACCGTATGCCTTCAGAGGCATCTTGCCACCCTCTGCATCACCAAAGACCGACTTAGCAGGGATGACCATCTGGTACACCTTGCGCTGCTCAATCTCACCCTCAAGCATCACAGCGATGCGCTTATGGAACGTGCAAGCACGTCCTTCGCCTTGACCAGACCCCTTTACGTTCTGGGGGCAATCCATACACTTAGTAGCCTGACGGTCAGCAGCAGGGACCTCGGCATCAGGAGTAGCGGAGTTGGTCGACCAGCATTTCGGCTGAGCGTTCTGCCCCTCAACATACGCCCCACCAAAGTGCCAACGCTGGACATCTTTATGCGCCTTGATGATCACCGCGTTGAGCATCCGATCTTCACTTACGTGAATTTCTTTATTGCCCTGCATCATCCGGAATGCCCCACCCTTGAGCGAGATCCGCAACGGACCCGATACGGCAGCTTCACCCGCGAGCGAACTGCTGGTGTCATCCTGAAGGGTTTTCAGGAACGTAGGGAGGCCGGTCTTAAAAATGGTCATGTCGTTCATATAATCCTCAAGCGTCTTTATCAGTTGCAAACGTAAAATCGAACTCCATCTGCACAGGCTCAGCGGGGTCGATGGTTTCTGCTTCAGCCAAGGCCGGTGCAGTTTTCTCGCTCAGCGTTTTGGCACGGAGCGCGGCATCCACATCAGCGATGCGGAACCTATATGTGTTACCAATCTTCAGGTAAGCCGTGGGTGGAATTACATCCTTCCGTAGCCAACCCCGAACGGTAGACACAGAAACGGTGTAATACTCCGCGACCTCTTCAATCGAAACGTACTTAGCAATCTCATCCATTTTTCTTTACCGTGATGGAGTATTCGCTATCCACATTCAAACCCGGTGGAAGCAGGTCGGGGTGTTCCTCAAGGAACTGTTTAGTGTTCTCCTGATGGAGACGTTTCTCGTACAGATCGGTGGCGTTGTGCTCAATAACAAACTTGCCGAATGACTCCCAATCATTCGTGCTAAAGCGTTTCTTGACGGTGCGGTAGAACAACCCGCTCTCAGTACGAACAGACTCGACCCCGTGCTCTTTGCAATAGCCCAGAAGTGCAGACTTGACCTTAGCCATATTGGCTTTCAGTTCGTCATCCTGCTTCTTGAAGTCGGCCAAAAGCTCGGCGTGAGTGGTGCGCATTTTCAGGTAGACGCGGACTAGCCGCTCTACTGCGATATCTTCAGTCATGTTACCTCTTCCTCAGTTGTAGTAGCAGAATGTGTAGTGTTCTACACTTCTGTCTTGTTGTCAAGCAATTCTTTGTAGAGATCGACAACTTTTGTGTGAGCGTCTATTTTGGTGTCAAGCATTGCGTAAACGTATTTCTCTGCGTTAGACCCTTGTAGTCTAATCACGGTACACGGGTGGTGCTGTCCAGCCCGATGCACCCGGGCGTTCGCTTGGGCGTATGTCTCGGAGGAGGATGTTGGTCCCCACCAAACGACAGTATCAGCAGCGGTTAGTGTGACCCCGTGTGCTGCCGCCTGTGGCTGGATAACCAGCACTTTCGGCTCAGGGGTGTCTTGAAATCGCTTGAAGATATCTGTGCGCTGGCTTGCGGATACGTCGCCATTAATCACCTCTGCCGTTATACCGTCGTCGTTGAGTTGACGGGTGATCATCTCGATCACGTTCTTGAATGGTACAAAGACTAACACCTTCTGCGCGGCTTCATCAACTACCTCTTTCAACACGGCGTAACGGTTTTTAATGTCAAACTCGACCGTCTCTTTGCTATCCGTGTACACCGCGCCACAAGATATTTGCAGGAGTTTGCTCAGGTTGATTGCGGCGTTCACCGCTGTGATGTCTTCCCCGGCGGCTTGGACTACAAACCGGCTCTTCATAGCCAAGTAATACTTCTTTTGCTGCTTGGTCAACTCGACCATGCGGTTGACGTACGTCATAGGGGGCAGGTCAAGGCACTCGTCTTTGGTGTACCGGATCGCTGGTTGCAGAGCATTAAACACTGTAGTCGTTGCTGATGGCTTGGGTATCCATTTGAACTGGGTCAGCTTGTACATCACGGACTCTTTGTATCCTGTGAAATACTTCGGCACTCCATTCGGATTAATCAGCTTAGCAAGCCCGTAGGCATCGAGTGGCGATTGCGCCGCAGGTGTACCGGTCAGCATCCAGAGCCACGTGTGGGGTTGCAGCAACCCCTTCAACGTCTTCCATCTGTTCGTCTGCACATTCTTATAGGCGTTAGCCTCATCGATAACAATAAGATCAATCCCACCGTTAAGAATCTCATCTGTGACGACCTCCACTCCATCGTAGTTAATGATGACGAACTCGGCGGGGCCTTTGATAATTTCTCTACGCTTATCGGCTGAGCCATACGCGATGTCAACCGACCGGTGCATAGCAAACTTGAACAGGTCTGCTCGCCATGCTGAATCCATAATCGACAGCGGGCATATCACCAAAACACGTTTGATGACCTTGACCTTCATCAAATAATCCGCAGCCCATATCACGCTGCCGGTCTTGCCCGTGCCCTGTTCGTTTAGGCAGAACGCTCGCTTGTGCAGTGTGAGAAAAGATGCCGTGGACTTCTGGTGCGCAAACGGTTTGTGTAGCCCGGGCCACTTGTAGTCCCGCAGGATCGGGCTTGGTACGTTCTTTATCTTGAGGTTCTTTAGGACTTGAGCTTCCTCTAGCCCCCAGTGAACCAACACCTTGTTGTTTTCAACCTCTTTACTCTTAGGAATGACCGCTGTGACCTTCGCCGGATCACG